GCCTTATTTAGTAAAGCTTCGTTCTTACCTTTACTTAAATATTTCCATGACATTGAATTCAATGTGTATGAGAATCTATTCTCATCAATTAAAGATGATGCAATCATAGTATCTACAAGTAAACCATTAATTTTTATACCTAAATTACGTATCCAAGATACGTCATACATAGCATTATGAAATATTTTTGTAGCCGGACATTCACAAACTTTTGTAAACCAATCTATAACTTTTTTAGGATCTAAGTTAGGACCTGCTTCATGAGCAATTGGATAATAACCTTTCCAACCTTCTACGGCAACTGCTATACCTACAATCTCACCATTACCAATGATGGCTCCTGAACCCTTACTCTTTAAATCTGGATCTCTTGTCTCTAAGTCAATAGCAATTTCTTTATGCTTTGTTAGATCAGGAAATTCTTTAGGGAGTAACCATTCAGTTTGAGGTAAAATCATTTTTTATTAATGTCTTTCATTGTTTTAATTTGTAATTCACAATAATGAATTATTTTCTCAAGGTCTTGTATTCCCGCTTTGTCTTTATAGCGACACACATACTTTATAACATTCCCTTGAAAAAAAGAAAGGTCGTTTTTAGAGATAAATTCATAAGGTTGGATATGAAATTTCTTATAATGTGATCCTCCAATTTGTTTATCTTGTGGAAAAGAATCATTAAACATATCTTTATGTGTCATTTTAGTACCTCCATTATGTTAATTACGAAAAATGTTAATGTTATTGTTATTAATATGTCGGATGTCATTATCCTCATAGTTGATACCCCTTTCTACTTTTATTTAATTTTAGTTTATATAAATTGTTACGTGCTCTTGTAGTTCCCACATACCAAACTCTATGCTCCTCATCTTCTTTGTCTTGACTTTGTTTAATAGCTTTAATTATTTTATCGCCCATATCTAAACATAGAATTACATTATCTTGTTCTCCACCCTTGATGGCATGAATAGTGGATAACCATATTCTTGCAGGTTTTTCTAATTCTTCTTTATTCTCTAATAAATGTAATAGGTATTCTTTGTCATCATCTTCGGCTAATTTAAAAGCTTGAAACCAGTTCTGCTCTGGTTTCCATTCATATTCTCCAGTAAAATCTTTTATATCTTTTATTTCTTCTTCCGCTAATTCTTTTCCTTTACACCATGCATTGTAATTATTCATAGCATTGTACATTCTAATTTTTATACTTTTACCTCTATTACTTTCAAAATATAAACCTTTAGCAATAAGCATGTCTTGTATTTTTAAAAGTTTTGATACTGTTCTAGTTAATATAAACCATTTATCTTTAGTTAAATCTATCTCATCTAAATTATAAATCTCTTCACATTTACCTTTTTCATCTCTTGGGTAGTATTTCTTTAATTTTCTTAAACCAATAATATTGTTTATAGGTATAGTCGATTGTGCTTGTACTGCTCTAGATATTCTTTTAGACTTATTTAAAATTTTCTCTTTAGCAGGTTCTTGTATAAATCTTTTTACATCTGCTCCGGCCCATGCAAAAATAGCTTGGTCATCATCACCCGCTAAGTATATATCTTTAGTTTTTGCTTTTAAAATGTCATATAGTCTCCATTGTAAGGGAGATAAATCTTGAGCTTCATCTATAAATACTACATCAAATTCTGGAATTTTATCTGATTTATCGACTAACATTTTAATCATATCATTAAAATCAAAAAGATTTTTCTTATCTTTATATTCAATTAAATTATCATGTATGTGTTTTAAGGTTTTCCAATTAACATTTTTTGGATCATGTTCTTCTAAATCAAACTCTTCTCTTATACTTACACATTTATTAACTGCTTTATGAATTATTTGAAAATATGGATTTTCAAAACCCAAATAGAAAGACTCATCTTTATTGTAACGATCATAATATTTTACCTGTAAATTTACTTTTTTACCAAAGTCTTCATAATGATAAGGTTGCATTACATTATCTTGATTTATATTTTCCAAACAATCAAAACCTAAAGAGTGTAATGTTCTAAAATAATTTAATTTTCTCGGTGAGATAGGACTCATTCTTTCTTTAGCTTCACCTGAAGCTTTCTTAGTAAATGCAAAGTAACCTATTTTGTGAAGTGGTGTACCTTTTCTAATATAAGCTTTAGCCCTAGATATTAAACGATATGTCTTACCTGTACCAGGTGGACCATAGTATTTATAAATCATACTATTTGATCCTCTCGTTCTATTTTAATAGTTTCTTTTATTTCTTCTGGTTTTTCAAAAATAAATAAAGGTATTCTTGCAACTCTTATTGGTTTAAAATATTTTCCATCATCATCTTGCCCTGGAAATCTTTTTTGTTTACCAAACAATGCTGTTTTAGTTTCATCTTCATTATCTTTATCAAATATCTCATTAGATATCATGTAAGATGTTTTTTGTGCGTCATACTTCCATTCTTCATTTTTTAATTTGTCAAAAAATTTATCGAATACAAACCACGCAAATTTTTCTTCAACTAAAGGTCTACCACTTTCAAAAGACATATAACTTGTAGCTTGAGATCCATGTATATGTTTTTCTAATAGTGCAATTAATACTTCTATTGGACTTGTACCCTCTGCAGGCTGTATAATTTCTATCTTATCTTTTGGACTACTTAATGTTTTTAATATTGTTTTAAACTGCTCTTGTTTAATTGTAGGCGCCACCACCAATGCTTGTTCGAATAGTACAGTTACAAATTCATTGATCTGAGTTAGTTTGTAAGTATTTTTAAAATGAAGTTGAACGTTTTCATTGTCTTCATCTTTTACGGTTAACCTCCACTCTGGATTAGGTTTATAATTTATTTTTTGTAAGTTACTTAATTCTGGAAAATTAGGTTTACCATCTGATAAAACACCGTAAGGTCTTTTTGTACATAAAGCTTTCATACAGTTTGGTTCTAGCAATGGGTCCGTACATGTAAAACCTTTCTTTTGTTTTTCCCAATTTTTTATTTTTGATTTAATATGATCGTCTGTCCAATGTTCATCGAAAGAAAAATACTTTCTGCCTGCTTGCAATACCATTTTTTGCCAGCTATCCGGATATTTTTTCTTAGCAAAGACCATATAGTTATATAAGAAACGATCTCTACCATCAGTAAAAGTCATAACTTCTTTTGTTAATTTTTGTAAACAAGGTGGACCGTCATTAAATTCTTCTCCTCCACCTTTTAATTCTTTTGAAACTATATCTTCTTTTATATATTTAAATGCTTTAGGATCTACTAAATTTAATTTTACAGTCTGTATAAATTTGTCAAATGACATTGTAGTTCCATCTACATCTAAAGCTTTTCTATCATCTCCGTTGTAAGGTAAATTAATAAAGTTTCCATTTGAAAGAGTTCCATCACTAGATCTTAATTGTGTTTGCTTTGGAAAAATTTCAGTACCTTGAGGTAATTTAAATGCAAATAATAATTCTTCTAAAAAATCTCTAATTTCTTTTGCTTTTACCAATCGAGTAGTGAACACATACAAATGTAGTCCACCACTCTTGGATAGGATAGGTATGATTGGCAATTCCTTATCTTGAATTATGTCTAAATAAAATTTTCTATCTATTGGATATTTATCTACGTCAATTGCACCAAACCTTGCCATACCTTCATCAGTGCATGGTTGTATTCCAATTGATTTAACTCCTTTAATATGATCTTGGTAATCTTCATTAGTGACCGGTATCTTAGCCCACTCATGTTTCCATTTTTTCTTTCCTGTTTCCTGATCTATGTATCCGTCTTCTATTTTACAAACACCATAACTTCTTTGAAGTCCTGTAAAATATTCTATGTATTCTTTCATATGTTCCTATCCATTTGATTTTTTTAAAACGTTCCCAGTCTCCCGGGAACGTCTTTGCTTGGCCAGCATCCCTAAAAGGGAAACTATATAATATCTTGAGATTTTTTTTCAGTTACTTTCTCATACTTAGGTTGATTAAACCCAGTAGATACTTGTTTTTGAAAATCCTGACTTACCTTATACAAAGATGCGTCAGCACTATTAGATATATCTAACATCTTAACCAATGAAGGTTTATAGATAGACCAGTTTTTATCTCCAGCACTTTTTTCAACAGTTTTTAATCTAAATATTGCTGAATATGCTGCAGGTTGAAAAGAACCTTTGTCATCTTTTATTCTTAAATTAGAAATAAGATTATTAAGTTCTCTTGCTGGTGTAAGATTAGATGATCTCATAGTAATCACTGCTCTTCTAGGTTCACCATCAAAAAGTGCAAGAACATAAAAGTACATAGTTTTTTCAAGATAGTTACCATTTGGTAATCTATATTTAATGCCTCTCATTTCTTCTTTTGCATCTGCCGGTGGTGTCAAATGTGTTCCAACAGGTGCTGATGGAGCATCTCCTTTTTCTTGCCACTCTGGATATCTAGTTTGCGTGTGTGCAACTATAATATCTAAACCTTCTTTACCATCTATTAGTTTTCCAAAACTATTAGAATAAATCATTCCAGGTTTTGCACCTTCAACAAACTTAGCATTTCTTGAATTACATTCTGGTGATAGTTGGTGTAAGATTTTCAGAATTGGTGTTGATACATCATCTGATTTTATTTCCTCTGCACCTTTACCTGAATCGGCTCTAAGGTTTAAAGTAGCTAGTGCACCTGCACTATTTTTATTAACGACTTGGTTTTCCATATTATTTACTCCTATTTTTATTAGTTTATTAGTTTATTTTTTATTAGTAACGCTCGTACTATTTTTTTCATACGAACTAAACAGATCAGAAGGAATCTCAAGATTTTTATCTCTTAAATCCGACATCACTGCAGAGAGTCGAGCGTGGTGAACCTTCTCGTCTTGAGTTGGTTCATAGCCACGCTCCCTCGCAAGGCTAGCGTACTCGACAGCCTTGTTATCTTCGCCTTGACCAAATGATACTGAGATATTATTATCTACAATATCACCTAAGCCATTGTCTCGAAGCCATTTTATTGCTTCAGCTTTTTTATCAGCTTTTATTGAAGCAAAAAACCTATTTTTAACTGACAGTTCAGAACCATCTTTTAATTTTAAGGTTTTTAAATTCATCTTGTCCATCAACTGTGGAATAGTTATTCCACTAATATAATCGTACTGTGATTTTAATTCTTTCAACTTTATTTCTGCTGCTAAAATTTGTGCTCCAACAGTTTTTAATTGTTCTATTCCCTCTGATAATAAAGTTGGATCAATTATATCAGTTTGATCTGGTGCATCTGTTCTTAAATTTATATCCATAATATTTCCTTTCATAAAAGGTATATAGGATAGTTATATCCAAATGTCAATACTAGTTTTGAAAAATATTTATCTCGATTGGATAATAAGTTTTTTCTTGTCGGTCCCATTTTAACAATTTAAATTTCCCGTTAGTCATATCAGAAACAATAGAACATGTCACTCCAATAATTGCAGGATCACCTGATAATAATAAATAATCATCAGTTGTAAAATTTCTTAACTTATCTCTTATTTGAAAAATTAATGGTCCAGGTGAAAAAATCATTTGAGCTTTAGAAGGTAGCATGACCGTAATTTCGCCATATTTCTGCGCACCCATAACATTATATTTGGGTTGACCACTTTCTCTGTCGACAGGAATGTCTTGTACTAAGTAAACTTTATTCATTGACTTCTATTCTTTTAGGTATTATATACACTTTTAGAAAGAAAAAGCAAATTATGAACTATAAATTTAAAACTAAGCCGTACGACCATCAATTAGATGCGTTAAAAGCTTCTTGGGATAAAGAAGTGTTTGCATACTTTATGGAAATGGGTACAGGTAAATCTAAAGTATTATTAGATAACGCAGCAATACTTTACGACAAAGGTGAAATCAATGCGTTGTTATTAATTGCACCTAAAGGTGTTTATAAAAACTGGTTTGATTCTGAAATACCTACTCATCTTGTAGATCACATAGATAAAAAAATGGTTCTTTGGAAATCATCAGACAAGTCTATAAAACAAATTAAAAAATTAAATACTTTATTTGAACCTGGATCGGATCTGCGTATTTTAATTATGAATGTAGAATCTTTTTCATCAGGTAATGGTTCAGAATTTGCATATAAATTTTTATCAGCACATCCTAAATCAATGGTTGCAATTGATGAAGCGACTACAATTAAAACACCTACATCTAATAGAACTAAAAACATATTAAAATTAAGTAATCATTGTAAATATAGAAGAATACTTACAGGTTCTCCTGTAACAAAGTCTCCTTTAGATTTATATAGCCAATGTGCTTTTTTAGATCCTTGGTTATTAGACCATCAATCTTTTTATACTTTTAAATCTAGATATTCTATCTGTAAAAAAATAGAAGTTAATGGTAGAAGAATTGAAATTGTTGTTGGGTATAGAAATTTACCAGAGTTATCAGATAAAGTAAAAACTTTTTCTCAGAGAGTTTTAAAAGAAGATTGTTTAGATCTTCCTGAAAAAACATTTGTCAAGCATTATGTTGAACTTACAAAAGAGCAGAAAAAAGTATATGAGCAAATGAAAAAAGAAGCAATAGCTTTTTTAGATGGAAAGATGCAATCTACTGCAACTGTTATGACCCAACTTATGAGACTTCACCAAATTACTTGTGGACATTTTACTGCTGATGATGGTACAATAAAAGATTTGCCTTGTAGTAGACTAGGTGAATTAATGGACATTTTAGAAAAGATAGAAGGTAAAACTATTATATGGTCACATTATACCCATGATGTAAAAAGAATAATTGCTGAGATCAAAAAAGTATATGGCGAAGATTCTGTTGTAGATTATTATGGTGCAACCGATACTGATTCTAGATCAGCTAATATTAAAAAATTTCAAACAGATGACAGGTGTAGATTTTTTGTAGGGACTACTCATACAGGTGGTTATGGTATTACTTTAACTGCTGGAAGTAATATGGTTTATTTTTCTAATGGCTACGACCTTGAGAAACGTCAACAATCGGAAGCACGTATTGATCGTATAGGCCAAACTAAAAAAATGACTTATATCGATATAATGGCTCAAGATACTATTGATGAAAGAATTGTAAAAGCTTTACGTAGCAAAGTTAATATAGCAAATGCTATTATGGATGAGGATATAAAAGATTGGATATAGCGATTATAGTCCCCACTATAATCAATCCCGGCAACTAAGTGCCAACCTCCCAAAAAAACTACGTGTTTATTATTAAAGCTGTAATAACACCGCCCATACCTATAAGTAAAGTACAAGCACATGTCAATAATATCTTTTCAATTCAATCTATTTGAATTTTTAATTTATTAATTTTTTCGTGAGTTTTTTTTTGCTTTATTTTAAAAAT